CACCCAGTGCAAGCTGTTGTTGTGCTTGCTGTGCTGCAATGTCTTGCAGAGACAACTGACTACCCAAGCCAGCGTACTGTAGACCTAAGCCAGCCTGTTGTGCCTGTAATCCACCAGCAAGCTGTGCCAACTGAGCCGCCTGTTGTGCTGATGTAGCTGCTCTGCCTAGACCCTCAGACTGCAACTGAGATTCAATCTGCTGTGCACTAAGGCCAAGCTGTGACAACTGTGCAGCCCTCTGTTGTGCTGCCGACTGAAGCTGGCTAGAGAGTCCTGCTTGTTGACCAAACAAACCACCAAACGTCTGAGCCTCACTAACAGCCTGTTGACGTTCTGCTTGTGCTTGCTGCATTGCCATTAAGGATGCTCTGTTCTGTGCTTCTTCTTGTGCTTGAGCTAAAGCAAACTGTTCAGGAGCACCACCAAACATAGCTGTACGTACACCTAAACGCCCCTGTTGAGCCATACGCTCTTCTAGTGCAAGACGTTGACGCTCTTCTTCAGGACGCTGTGTAGCCCTGATACGCTCGTATACATCAGCCTCTCGTCCTGTTGTGTCTTGTAAAGCTCTACCAGCAGTTTGACTTGCTAGTTGAGTGTACTGTTGTCTTAGTGCTTCTACATCAGAAGGGGCTTGTGTATCTAAGCCAGCCATACCTAAGCCAAGTGCTTGTTGACCAAATTGACTTATAGTTGGGGCTTGCGACATCCCCTTTGCGCGTAAACCCTGAAAACGAGAAGGTATTTCTCGGGGTTGATAGCCCTCTGGTGCCGCTATTCTGCGTGTTATCTCACCTTCGGTTGATATAAAAATCTTTTCGCCTGTTTGTGGGTTGGTGTAGCCGATAGGTGCCCCAACAACCTGACCTATTGGGGCTTCCGGATTGAGAACGCTATTTGCAACAAAGCCAGCAGGCACTGCATTAGCTATTCGCTGTTCTCTTTCCAGCGACTTTTGTAGCACATCCGGGCTAAGTTGACCAAGCTGACCTTGACCGCCTGCTGCAACGCCGCCTGTTAACTGTCGTTGTTGTTCTTGCAAAAAAGATAAACCTTGCGGAGGAACACCACCACCTAAAGCACTTGCAGCTTGCTGAGTAAACATACCACGCAGCAGGTTAAGATCAGACGGTTGTTGTGCCGCAGCACCCATGAACTGACCACCTAAACCAAACGCTTGTTGTGCTGCTTGTTGTCTTTGGTACTCTCCATAAGGAATACCAAGCAAAGCACTTGTTGCCTGTTCTTGTAGCATGTCTTGAATAACATCTTCTCTTGGAGCCAGACTTAACCGTGCTGAAGAACCCTGAGCAGGAGATAAAGTTACGCCGGGCCCTGCTGAGGGTGGGAAGACATCAGATGTAAGTAAAGATTTACTTGTCAGACGATCAGGTTCAATTCCCTCTGAAGGAGTAAAGCCACCACCACCCGGAGGAGTGTACCCACCACCGCCTCCACCGCCATCTGGAGCAGGAAACATAGTAGGAGGTGCATAAGGTGTAGCATAAGAAGGTATACCAGCAGGAGTAAAACCAAACTGACTACCAGTAGTAGACGTTACAGTAAACGGTCTAAACTGTGCTTGTTGTAATCCTTGTTGTGCAATAATGTTTGCACCAGCTTGTGACTCATCACCAATATCACCAAGACGAGAATAAGCATTAGATAAAAGACCAAGACCAGCACTGCCTAACGCAATGTTACCTGCGTTATCTTTTATGTCTCCAAGTAAACTGTTTGTGCCGGTTCCAGTAAGGTAATTAATAAAAGGGTCATACCAAGCCATTAGTAAGTTCCTCCGTCAATCGTGCCTGTAGACAGAGTACCCGTAAACGTCAACGCAGGAATCGTTACAGTGCCAGTGAATGTAGGAGAAGCTGTGTCTGCTTTGGTTGCAACCGCTGTTGATATAGCGTTGAACTCAGTGTCAAACTCGCTACCACGAATAACCTTACCACTATCTCCAGAAGGTAAACTGTCCTTAGCAGTAAAGTTTGTTGTTTTTGTATAGTTACTCATACTGTTTTACCCATTAGTGCTAATACGTTAATCTCTTGGAGGGATAAAGCAGACCCGTTAATGTCAGCCTCTAGTCCTATCGTAATAATACTTCCGTTACCTGTTGCTTGAACAGAGTTTCTAGTCGTAAGTTCACCACCAGTAAACTCACCGATAGCAAACTCGTCAACACCGTAGTACGCAGGTACTTGGTTGCCTACAGTAAACTCGTAGGTTTTAAAGTCCGTAGCCAGATCGTAAGCCCACTTCATAAACACTGTTGCGCCTGTAGCACCAACCAGAGTCGGCCTGAGTTTCTTGAGCAACTTTGTTTTAGCAGGATCACCAAACGTCAGACCCGGACTGTAGTACCTAAAGCGGTACGCTGTTGTGTTGTCTACGTAACCTGAGTACGTCCCTATTCCGTCAGTTGTTCCTATGTACAACGTACCGTCAGTTTTAACTTCAAACGACTTGTGTGGAATAGAAGTCCACCTAGTGACTCTGTACGCACCGTTCTCAAGTCTACCCTTTAGATCAAAGCAGTACGCTGTAAGTTGATCTGGGAACGTGATAACGTAAAAGGAGTTCTCAGGGCTGTACACAGAAGCCGTAGGTAACGTCCTGTTGTTAATCAAACTAATAATCTCAGTCTTTACGTTCAGGCTCAGGTCAGATATAGGCAGTGACTTCTCTTGGATAGTACGTCCTAAGCTCCTGAGTCCTGTGTTAGACATAAACAAAACATCTGTGCCGATGTGCTGGACAGAGTTTCTACAGATGCACCCAACGCCAGCTACCGTGTCAACCAGAGCCATACTAGCTGGACTAGATGCTCCTCCGTACACAAGTATACTGTGCTTGCCAAAGATAATCAGAGTGTTGTTGTGTGCTGCCAACGCTCTAACTTCGTCGTACCCATCAGGCCAAGCCTTAGATACATCTATAGAACCACTGGAACCACCAGTGAAGTCTGAACCTATCAAAAGATCAGACCAGTAAATCGTTTGTGTGTCTGTTGCGTTGTCTACTACCCACAGTCGTCCGTAAGCTGCCAGAGCCTCGTGACACTTGAGGGTTGCTGCAGTAGCCCCACCGTTAGCAACAGTAAACGTGCGTAGTCCTGTAGCGTTGTCGTACACCAGAGGATCGTACCCACGTTGGAAGAAGTACGCCTTGTCGTTAAAGTTTACAATCTTCCAGTTGTTAGTTGTAATAGTGTAAGCTGCAGGAGTAACATCAGTCAGGGTAGTTGTCCCTGTCATTATCTTGTTGTTACCTGCGCTGAACACTACCTCGTTACCTGCGTCATCGTAGAAGTAGTGGATCTTGTGTACGTAGTCTGAACCTAACTCTGTCTTGTCAGTAGTGATTACGTCGATACCCTTACGTGCAGCAATACGTCCACGCTTGTCAATCACTGCGTTGTCAGCAACGTCAGCGTAAGAAGGATCCTGCGCGATAGGCGAGTCTTCTGTGTTGACACCCTTGAACGCAGGAGCAACTAGGTTAATGCTTTGTAGTGGCTGTGCCATACGTCAGGCTCCTACGGAGTGTACCAGATGGTTTCTTCAGGGTGCTTCTGAGCGTCCATAGCAATAGCATCAGACAAAAACTTATCAGCAATACCAAAGTACTCAGGTGCTGATGTACCGCCTGTCTCGCCACGCTCACGCGCTAGTAACGCTACTGCCATGTGAATCACAGGTTGACTAGGAATCAACAACACATCTGTGTCAGAGCTTAACTCAGGGTTCCTTAACGTACAGTTGAATCTCAGGCTGTACACACCGTCAGGCTTAGGATAGATGTCTACCTGAGTATCGCCACTGGAGTCAACACCGTTGTACGTGTAGTACTCAGGTGAGCCTGACACGGGGTCTTGATTCAAGTACTTATTGTTAAACCAGTGCTGAGTCTGATATTGCATAAAGATGTTTGAGGTATCGTTGATTACGTCGAGCACCTTGATCTTGTTCTGTGATCCAGTGAGCACGTAGTTAAAAATACCAGTAGACGTAGTAACCGTCAGGGTAGTCCTGAGTGCTGACCAATCCCAAGCGTCCTCTACCATCTTTTTAGCATCGTTTACAAAGTCACCTACCATCTTGCTGTACGTGTTGGCAGTAACGCTGGACACTTCTTCTTCACGCAGCCGACGCAGTACATTATTTACTAAGTTTAAATATGTCATCTAAAATGTCCTATACCATGTACTTGCCTAAGAGACCAGCAACGATGCTTCCTCCAAGTATATCTGTGTTACGTGAAGGCTGTTGAACAGGAGCTTGAGTCAACATTCCAAACTGACCAAACTGAGATGGTGGAAGAATCTCAGGAATGGGCTGAGGCGTATAGCTAATTCCTCTAACCACGCCACTAAAGTCTCCTCCTGCTCCACCACCGACACTAGCGCCTCCTCCGGTTTCTGTTGTTGTAGGAGTCTCAGTTGGTGTTACAGGCACTTCCTGTTTAATACAGTTGTCCATGTTTTCATCTAGGACGTATCCGGGTAAACAATCGCCACAAGACCCGTCTTCTCGCGTTTGTCTGTTTAGCGAGTTACAGTTAAAGCTGCCTGTTGTACCTCCTCCACACTTTCTGTCCCACGCACGTTGTTGTTCTATGAGATCAAAAGTAACGCGTCCTGTGGGTCTTTCTTTATTACAATCTGGAGAAAATCCAAGCGCTCCCGGTGGTGTTGTTGTCGTAGAAATCAGAGGCTGACTACAGTTTCCGTTCTCATGTGCGCTAGGAGCAGAACCGTCTGAACACTCTGTACAATCACTTTCAACCGTAGCACCGTTAGGACACGGCTGGGGCGGCTGTTGTTTGCGAGGCTTACTACAGTCACCGTCTTCGTGCATATCTGGACTAGTGTTGTCTCCACAGTCGTTACAATCAGGAGCATTTACCGCGCCGTTATTACACGTTGGTTGTGGCTGTTCACCACAAATTCCGCTTGCGGGTTTTTCAGACCCGTCAGGACAGTGTGTAGCACCACAGGCTTCTTCCCACGCAAAGTGTGCTGCGTTGTCTGCAGGATTAAAACTAGGAGTATATCCGGGTCGAGGCTGTGTGCAGTCTACTTGTGTAGGTGGCGGAGAAACAGTAGCAACACAGTTTCCGTCTTCGTCGTACGTTCCGCTTTCTCCTGTTTCTGTTTTACATGGATCACCTGAAACAAAACCCGGATCAGGGTCTTCACACTCTCCGCTTACTTCGTTTCTAATTTGTTGTCCGGGGCAAGGATCTAATTCTGCAACACATTGTCCGTTTTTCGGTTCGTAACCTTCAGCACACCCTCCACACTCTGCTTCTGTTTTTGCTCCCTCTTGTTGTATTCTACCAACAGAAGAACAATCAAAATCGTCGCCAGTAACAGGAGGAACGCCAATAGTACCGTCGTCGTTTACATCATCTCCAAAAATGTCTTCCAGACCACCTAGTATTTCTTTACCAAGCACACCGCCTAGTACAACACCCCAGATCCACGGTGGCATATTCTGAGGATCTTCACCAAAGATTCCTGTTATCCAATCGTAGACTTGTTGTACAGCATCTTCAGGGTTTTTAACAGCCCCAACAACGCCTTCGTATACTTCTGTTATTTTTCCCTTTACTGTTTCTGTTACATCACTAGCAGCTTCGCCTACTCCGTTTACGACCTGTTCTGCACAGTCAGCAACAGGTTCTTCTCCCTTAAAGCAACCTTCGTCAACGCCTTCCAAAACTTTGCCAAAAGTCTTATCCCAAATATCTGCTATTGACGGTAATTTAAAGATAGCAGGAAAAGGAATCCAATCAGGTATTGGTAAATTAAAAACTCCTTGAATTAAAATATCAACATTTTCTATAAAGCCTCTAAAAGTGCCACCTTCTTTTAATACTCCAAAAACATCTACTATAAGAGTAGCGTCTGCTCCTGATTCCTCCATCATTTTTTTGAATACATCTTCTGGCGTTGTCATAATTGCGCCGGGAGCAGTCATAGACATAATAATAGAGTTATTCTGTATACCTGCATTTTCGTACTGAGATATAACGCTCTCAAGTTTATCTACGTCTTCACCAGCTTCTCCAAAACGCCTCAAGAAACCTTGGTACTGTACACGAGCAGCAGCATCTGTTACGTTCTGTAGAACAGTATCGTTAGGTATTAATCCGCTAACAGAAGATAAAAAGTCTTCTATAGACGTTGCGCCTGAGTCAACACTTTTTAACCCGTTTAAAATTTGTTGAAAGAGTTTACCTTGTTCGCCATCTTCTCTTTTTATAAATCTATCAGACAAACGAATGTTTAAAAACTCTAGGATTGATGTTAGCGCATCGTCAAAAGATTCACCAAGTCCAAAGTTAAAATTAACATCAAACATAGATGACCCGCCAGTAGGCGCACCAGATGAACCACCAGTAGGACTAATAGGAGCACCAGAACCTCCACCAGAAAACGACGGAGAAGGGCCAAAAGGATTTGGACCAAAGACACCGAAGCTAGTGCCGCCCCGTTGTAGTTCTTCTATAAGACGGTCTTTGTCGTTAGTAGCCATAGCTTACTTACCCTTTAGCTGCATCAGCTTGTCAGCACCACGTATGCCAAAGCTGGCTGTGACTGCAACGTACAAAAGATATTGATACCACTCAGGTAGTCTATCTAGCTCTGCAAAGGCAACGCCTACGCGACCAATAATATCAAGATCGTTCATACCTACGCCCCACATAATTGCTATTACAGGCGCACTTAGGACTACTGTGAACCACTCGTCTTTCCACGAGGATGCACTAGCCTGTGCCATGTGTTGTTCCCACGTAGCAGTGTTCTGTATAACCTGCATTGTGGCTGCATGTTTTGCTTGTGACTGCTCGTGACGGTTAGTCAACCAAGTCTTAGCGAGTCCAGCAAGAGGACTAATGAGTGCTTGCCACACCTACGACTTACTCCTGTTACGCCAGCCTTGCACCGTGTCGGTTTCCCAGATACGTATACCTGTCCACACGAGTGTTAACAACGCAGCCAAGGAAGGCAAAACGCCAGCCAAAGCACCTACACCTGTTGCTACAGAAACCGTATCCATTACCTCTTTCATCCCTTGATCTGCCATCCTCATGCACCCTTGATAATTACCATCGTACCGTATATGATGCCTGACGTTACGATAGCGGCTATGGATACTAAGAAAGTGTCTAGTAGCATCCGTTGTCTCTTTCTCTGTTTATAGATAACTTCTTCTCGTTGTGCCTTGATCTTACGTCTGAGCATTATCATCTCTTGGTAAGTCTCAACGCCGTATGACCACACAATGAGTTCCCTTATCTGTTTCTCTTGTTCCTCTAGTTTCTTCTTAGCTATAACACTGTTGAGTGCTTGTTGCTCTACGGTTTCTCCGTCGAATAACTTCTTGAAGACGCCGGGACTCTCAGCTTCTTTTTCTGCTTGTCTGATGTCAGACGCAAAGCTGTACCACTGTCCCAGCTTCTGAGCAACGTGTTCAATCTCAGCACCTCTGTTTACTAGCGTCTGTATGCCTTTGAAGGTTGTAGACGCCATAGCAATAAGTGATAGAGGATCCATCCATTATCTTACCAAGACACGCCAGTGCCGGACGTAGGGCTAACTTGCTCTGCAATCTGTGCGTCGATAGCGGCTTCAACAGCGGCAACCTGCTCGTCACCCATTGCGGCCTTAGCCCAGCCAACAGCCATATCTTCGGTAATGTCAGCCCACTCGACAAAAGACTCACCCGGAGCCTCAAGCCCTGCTGTGCCGTAGGATGAACCAGAGTTGTCTCCGTCTTCCTTTGAACAGCGCCAGTGTACGGTAGTCACTACGTTGGTGTGACCGTCTTGTGATACGTTGTAATCCATTGCGGATACAGTCCAGTTAAACATAGTTTATGCTCCTTTAAGTGCCGCTACTTCGGCTTTTAAGTCTTGAATTTCTTTAATCATCATTGGGACTAGCTTGCTGTAATCAACGCCCCACATATCTTCTTCAGTCTCACCTTGTGTTACTGCTTCTGGTGCAACTTCAACAAGTTCTTGGGCAATCATGCCGTAAGGTTGATGCGAGCCATCAGTTTTCCAATCAAACGAACGTACACGGATAGCATCAATGTTACCCGCTGGTGCGTCTACGATGTTTTCTTTGAGACGTTGGTCTGAAGATGTATTAAATTGTGTTGAATTGCTATAGGTTGTTACAGAACCTACATTGCCGTTAGAGTTGTAAAGTAACCAATGCCCCGCACTACCCGCAGTATATCGTGCTGTTTTATAGTAACCAGCATCACCGCGTAGCTCTATCCCCTCAGAGCCCCCACCAACAGAAGTAGTAGTACCAACCAGCAAGTTGCCGCTGGAGTCGATGCGCATGGCTTCAGACCATGTTAATGTTCCTCCAGCAGTTCCAGAGGCCGCTGTGTCCCATACATGAAATCCCTGTTGTTGCCTATAACGCCCTGCTAAATTTGAATTTTTGTAAATCCAATTTGTTCCGTTGTAATAAGCGTTGTTAGTTACAAACGTAGTATCGTTATCAGCAGAAAAAGACGCGTAAGGGCCAAGATCAATAGCGTCAAATGCTGCGCTCCAGCTACTTGGAGTAGTGCCAATACCAACGTTACCGCTGGAGTCGAGTGTCATGCCAACAGTCGGTGTTGAGCCATAAGCAAACAACAAGTTCTGCCCACCGCTAGCAAAGTTTGTACCAATTCTGTACTGAAGCGTGTTGTTTTCGTCAGTAAAGTCTATGTTGTGGCCCTGCCCCGCACCACCTTTTTGCAAAACAATTGAAGTGTAGCCAGTAGAGTCAATGTGCAAACCAGTTCCAAGAATAAATGAAGGGCTACTAGTGCCAATACCAACATTGCCGCTGGCGTCAATACGCATACGCTCTGAAGTATTAGTCCAAAACAACATACCATTGCTATTATGATCGTATTGAATCAACCCACGATACTGGTCACTAGCTGATGTACCGTCGGCAAATGCTAGCCCACCTTGGCTCGTAGTTCCTGAATAAACGGTGATTCCTTCTGAGCCTGATCCTGTTCCAACCACTAAGTTGTTGCATTGTGCCGCATTAAACGTAGCAGGACTCGTAGTACCAATACCTAAATTTCCTGACGCATCAAGCGTCATTTTTGAGCCTATACCAGCTACCATAGACCCATCATTTCGTACAAAAAACAGATCAGATGTGGCGAGGTTCTGTGCGCGAAGAGCCAGT